ACGTTGCCTGCCTTATGTGTTTGTCCGCTGTACTCCTTGCCGTTAGGCAGGTAATGCGTCTGGTTCTTTGCCATTGCCTTTTCGCCCTCCTGTACCCCAATTGTCCCATTTTCAGGCAAGTCTGGGGAGGTTCCTGCGCAGCGGCTTATTCCACACGCCAGAGGCGCTCGTGCCGTAGGACACGGTGGCCGCGTCGGACGCAAACGTCAGCACAAACGCGTCGGCGACGTCCGGTGACTTCAGGCCGCGCTTCCTGATCTCGTCCTTGCTCTCGACCTGCATCTTGCCGCTGCTGTTGAATTTATAGCGCACTGTGGCAAGTTCGTTGATTAGGCGCTCGTCGTTTGGCAAAAAGCAGTCCCTACGCTCTAGCCACGCCTTAGCTTTACCCCACAATTCTGCACGCAAATTGCGGTACGTGCCGCCAAAACTTGGCGACTCCGAGACATTGATGCCGCGCGCCGGCAGCTTCAGCTCGCGCAGCCGGTCAACGACCCCAGCCCCCAGCCCGATGCTGTCGACCAAAATCTCGGTCGGCCGGTCCTTCACCTCCAGCGCCTCGTACTCAGCCACGACCGCGCCGGTGAGCTGCATCAGGTCCAAGTTGCGCCAGACGCGCACCTGCTCCAATAAACCATTGCCCCGGCGCTTGGCCAAGGCCGAACAGTCAGACCCGAACCTCGCCACGTCCAGCCCCCACACCAGTGGCGCGAAGTCGCTGATCTTGACGTCCCGCGTCTTGGCGCCCTCCAGCAGCTCCATGGGGATGATCGTGTCGTCGTCGCTGCGGGGGAACTCGCCCAGCACGCGTATCCGAAACGCGTTGCTCTCCTCGCCGTAGCGGGACAGCATCTCGTTTACGTAGTCGTCGCTCACGCGCGGCGACTCCTTGCACGACACCCTGAACGTGGTCCACTCGTCACTGAGCCGGTTGTGCGTGTCGTAGAAGAACCCGCTGGACCTAGTCGGGTTGCCCAGTAGCAGCGTCACCGCGCTGTGGCCAGACATCGAGCCAGCTGCCGCCTCAAACACCGCCTCGGGCACGCCTGACGCCTCGTCGGCCACCAGCATCACGTGCTCGCTGTGGATGCCCTGCAGCGCCTCTGGCTGCTCGGCCCGAGACGTACGCGCCGAGATAAACATCTCGTCGGGGGCGGCGTTAAACACGACCCGGTCCTGCTTCACGTCGATTAGCTTTTGCAGCGGTGGAGGCAGCGCGTTGATCCAGCGCTTTAGCTCCGCAAACATCGCGTCAAACAGCTGCGCGCTTGTCGGCGCCGTCACCACGACCTTGACCGGTGAGCGGGTCATAAAGAACCACAGCATGGCCCAGCTCGACCCGGTGGACTTTCCCACCCCGTGGCCAGAGCGCACAGAGATCTTGCGGTCACCGCGCGCGATGGCCCGCAAGAAGTCCACCTGCCACGGGTCGGGGTCTACCCCCAGGACCTCCATCACGAACAGCACAGGGTCGTCGCGGTATCGCTCCACGAACTGCTTGAACACGTTGTCTTGTTTTGCCATAGGCGTCAATTTTAGCGCATCAATTGCCCAAACATGGACGTGTCCTTCCACAGCCTGTTAGCCCTGATGGCGATCACCGTGCTGCGCCCGATGCCGTGCTTCAGGCACTCGATGTATGCAGGGTCTTTGGACATCCTGATCTCCCTGACAGACTCCTCGGTGAGCTTGGACATCTTGCGCTTGGTGGCCGAAATCTTTAGCCCCTTGCTCGCCGCCGACTTGTTCGACGCCGAGCCGGCGATTTTGACCATCGTCTTGCGGTCCACCGCCCGCATGTGCTCCAGCTTCACGCAGGACCTGTTCTTGCACTTGGCCGTTATGAAGTCGCCCTCCCGCAGCCTCTTGCCGGCCCACGACCACAGCAGCCGTCGCACCGAGTGCATCAGACCCCGGTGGTGTACAAGCGGCACGCCCTCTTGGTGGTATCCCTGCCACTCCACGCACTCGCCGACCTCCTCGGTCTTGGCCAGCAGCGTCTCTTGTGTATGTATCGTGACCCGCTTAGGCATGTACCCACCCCCATATAAATCCAGCCGCCAGCGCGACCAACACCACGACCGCCATCACCCAGTACAGCTGCACCAGCATCTCGGACCAGACCCACTCGTAGTCGTCGTTTAGCTCCCGGTGCCAGTCGATAGGCTCGCGCACGTCCTCGGGCACCTCGCCGGCACGAACCCGCCGCACCAAGTAGCTCGTCTTTAGCATCTCCCACTCCGCGTTATTCATCTCCAGCACCCCACTTGTCGATTGGCCAAACAATAACGGGCGTGCTGCGGCCAACGTACGCGCCCTCGATGTTGTACTCGATGTACTCAAGCGCCTCGTCGGGCGTCATCCCGTCATGCACTAGGTTATCCAGCAGCTGCCCGCCGTCATACACCAGCACCTCCACCCGCCCGTGGTCGCGCCATATCGTGGCCTCGCCAATCACCGCGTTGTCGTGGTCGTCTATCTTTAGCATATGTTGCCCTCCCACCAATCCTGCAGCCGCTGCAGCAGGCTGCGCCGCTTACCCAGCAGCACGCCCTGCCAGTAGATGTTGTTGCCGTCCATGTGGCTGCCCTTGCGCGGGCGGTAGTGCAGCCCGATCAAGACCTTCCCCGTGTTGTAGACGTCCTTCATGCCGCCACCTCCAGCATCGCCTTCCTGATCGCCTCGTGCGATACCTTGATCGCGTACGTCTCGTCAATCGCCGACGCGATCGAGCGGAAGCTCATCCCGTCGTCGCGCAGGCGCCGCGCAAACGCCAAGGCCTCCTGCTGCTTCGGGTCCGCCACCAGCACCGCCGCGCGCCCAGCACCCTCAATCACGTAGCCGAACTTGGCCGACCCGCCGATGTGCCCACCCGCTGCCTTCTTCGCGGCCTGCCCATCCTTCTGGCGTCCCTTGATCACGCGCCGCTCGTGGCCAGCAAACACCGCCATCACCTCCAGCATCAGGCGGGCCGTGATGTTGCTGTCGTCGGTCACGTCGCCGTTGCCGTTGATGATCAGCTTGGCCCCCACGGCCTTCATGTCGTGGATCGCGTTCAACGCGTCGCGCGCGTCACGGCTGAACCGATCCAGCTTGGCCACGATAAACACGTCGCCCTTGCCGGGCGTGACCCCGTGGCGCTCCAAGCGCTCCATGAACGGCTCGGCGCCACTCACGCCGCCGTCCTCCACGAAGCGGTCGATGCTGTGGCCATGGGCCATCGCGTTGCCCTTGCACTGGCGGCGCTGCTCCTGCATGCTGGTGTTGTCCACCTGCTCGGTGGTGCTGACCCTGATGTATGCGTAGACTGTCATTTCGTTTGCTCCTAATAAGGGGCCGAGGCCCCGTTTGGTTTTAGATTGCGTACAGGCGGCCAGCGTCTGAAAAGTTGCCAAGAATTTTGACTTGGTACTGCTTGCCATCAACTACCACGGTGTCGCCGTCGCGCACAGGCTCCATGCTGTTTAAGCGCTCACGCTCGGCGCGGTCTGCATCACTGTAATGCGACTTCAAAGACGCTGAGTTCTTCATCAAAAAGATCTGGCCATCCTTGTCCTCAAACAGGTAGCCAGAGGCGCTGACCTTACGGCCCATTGAGCCTGTGTACTCAAACGTGAAGTTGCGTGCGCTGTCAAAGCTGTCTGTCACGATAGAGAGGGTAGTAGCTGCGTTCATGATTCGTTTCCTTCGGTTAAGTCGTTTAGGTTGGTATCGATTTCTCGATGACTCAAATGTAGCACGGCTTGACAGCGTGTCAAGGCATTATTTGACATAAATGTAAAAAATTTTTTTGGGTGTTGTTTTTTTTCAGGGATGGGGGGATGAGCTGTGTTAGACACCACACACGCCGCCCCCTGCCGTCGGCCGGGCGGGGGGGGGGCCGGGCGGCGGCCGCCGGGCTGGCCGGCAGCCGGAATCCTGGGGTTTACCCTTACGGAATTACCCTAGATCGTCGTCGCTGGCAAGCCCGTGTACCGGCTTGACAACCTCACGCAGGCGCAGCGCGTCTAAGGCCAGCGACCCTAGGTCTATGTTGACCAGTGGCGTTTGACGGTCACCGAACTGCTCTGCGTCGGTCTTAGCGGCCATGCGCCAGCGTGTGTCGATGCGCAGCTTCGCGACCTGCACGTCCTGCGGTGTTGCAGCGTCAGCGATGGCGATGGTCTCCTCGGCCAGCGACTGCGCGCCTCGCGTACGCGAGCGGGCATAGCTGTCGCGGCGCGCCTCACCGCCTCTCTGCACCCATCGGTCTATCGCGCTGGTGGAAACACCGAGCCTCTCGGCCAAGGCGTATACGGTCATCCCACCACCCAGCGCATCCCATACCGCTTGCTCGCCCCCAAGCCCGTGTATCGCCTTCGAGCACTTGGAGACCTCGGCCTTCAGTGCCTGATGCTGCGCGATGCTGTTGGCGTTCCTGTCCGCGACCTCACTCACCGTCTGTGCGTGCGTCGCCGTCTTTGTCTTCGTCATCCAAGTACTCCTCGATCAATGCAAACCCATCATCACAGCTGCGCGCGATGAGGCACAAGTACCCCGCCGCGTTCAGCCTCCTCGCAATATCCTTCTGCGCCGCAGCAACAACCCCGTCCTGCGTCTTCATCTCCACGAACAGCCCACAGAACCCCCTAGATGGACGCAGGACGCACAAATCCGGCATGCCCGCAAGCACGCCCTCACCATACAACCTCAAGCGCTCCTGAGCCGTTCTAGCTCCTCCATTAGGTATCGCCGCAATTATCACGTCCGGGTAGAACGCCCGCACCCGCTGCACCAGCCGCACCTGCTCGGTGTGCTCCACCTGCGCCCGCCTCGTTAATCCCACCATGCATCCTCCTCGACGTTGCCCTTGGCGTCAATTTTACAGAAGTGATCGCACCGGTGCTTCATCCCCTTCGCGAACGGCCCAACGCCTGTACCCATCGTGCATGTCCTGCGCCTGTAGACCAGCGTCGCGACCTTGTCGTGGATCTTCACAATCGGGAACATCCAACGGTTTCCCGAGTGGTTCATGAACATGAACTTTTCCATTACATGATCAGGCATCGACTCCTTGACCGTTTTCACCACAAACTTGTCGCAGCCGTCGCACGTAATCCTGTCGTCTTCCCAACCCATCGTTTTACCCCTCTTCAATCAAGCATACCCCCTAACATGGGGAGGGTATGCTTGATTGAAGATTCCCCACCCAAAAAACGGCGAGACGGTACCACCATATTGGGGTTATCACCCCAAAATATGGTGTTACACGCCCCGATTCTCCTCAACGGGTTCAACGGGTTAACCCCTTGAAGACCCCTTGAACCCCTTGAAACTTTAGAGTTACACGTCATAACCCACCCCAGCCCCATCTTGGCTGACGCTGGCCGTCAGGTTCTGCCGCATCCTGAGCACGCACCAGCCCTCGTGCGGCTCCATCTCGAACCGCTCGTAGGCGCCGTTCCTGACGGCCCTTCTCGTGTCAGCCGACTTGGACGCGCCCGGCACGTTGGCGTACACGTCGTTCCACACCATGCGGTGCAGGCTGGCTATCTCCTTTGGCGGGTTCTTCGCGCCGCCGCTGCCCATCTTGATGGCCACCGGGCCGAACTTGTTGATCGTGTCGGTGATGTGTACGCAGGCCTTGTCGATCTTCTCGAGGTCTTGGTCCAGCTGCTTCTGGATGCTGCTGTTGGCCTTGGCCTCGATAGATAGGCTGTGCGGGATGGAGATGCGGCAGCGCACGGTCTGGATCTCGTTCAGGTCGTCAAGCACCGGCTCCTCTATGAGCGTTGAGGTGAAGATGACTTCCCTGAACGCTGGCTCGTAGCGCGTCTTCTGCAGCTTCATGACCCTGTTGTCTTGGTCGTCGATGTACATGATCGAGGTCAGGGTGACGTCGCCGACGAAGGCGGACGCTCCCCGGGCCGATGCGTCCTCGTCTGTCTTAGAAAAGCTCTTGGAGGTGTGGGCGATGATGGCCATGGGCGTGTCCAGCTGCACGTAGATCGTCTGCTTGAGGGCTGCGATGTATGAGCCGGCCTCGCTGTTGTCGTTCTCGTTCTCTAAGGCAAGAGTCGCGTTGGCGGTGTCTAGGATGATGAACGGGCGGTTGCCGTTGACAGTGTGCCGCACCACGTTGTGGGATAAGAGCAGCAGCTCATCGACCTCGGAGCGCTTGGCCTCCATCATGATGAACGCGTCGGAGACTAGCTGTTGGTCTAGGTCCATGTGCTTGCACATGGCAAACAATATCTGCTGGACTTGGTGCATGTCCTCGGTGACGTAGATGATTTTTCTGGGGCGCTTGGTTGTAAGGTCCGAGCCTTCGAGCTTGAACCCGGCGATGGTCAGGCATAAGGAGATGAGTCCCGAGGTCTTGCCAACGGCGGCCATGCCGGCCAGAACCATGAAGCTGTGGGCCAAGAACCCGTCGATCAGGTAGCGCGTGGGTTGCAGCTTGGTGAGGTCAAGGCGGTGCTCTGGCCAGCCAAGTTCGACGGAGAATCCTGGCACTGCGGCGCTGTCCTGCGGGGCGTCAGGCTGATTTAATGATGGGTAGGATGATGGGTTGGGTATCTGGAACGCCTCGACGGCCGACATGGTCTTCTGCTGCTTGGTGGGCGGCACGTAGCCTGCGGCCTTGGCCATGCCGAACACGGTCGCGATGGTCACGCCCTTAGTCGGCGTGAAGCTGCGCCAGTGGTACTCGAGGTCGTTGGTGCCGGAGTACTTGCCGCCGGCCGACGACCACTCGTCCCATATCTGAAACCCGGCGTCGCCTAGGCCTGCCTGCAGCGCTTGGCCAAGCGCGATCCAGTCGTTGTAGTCCACGTCCGGGTCGATGTAGCTGATGGCGTCTGCTGCGCGGCTGTAGTCTTCGTCGAACGACCGCTCGTAGGTTTTTGGGATAAGCGCCGGGGCTGGCTTGGGCGGGAACGCGTCGTGGTGGCGCTTGATGATGCCAACCTCATCCAGCAGGTCGTGCAGGTTGACAGGGTTGCCGCCTAAGTGCTCCATGGTCAGCATGTCGCCGGTTAGCAGGACCGACTTCTTTGGCGACTTGGGCATGCCAAAGACCTCGACCTCTTGGCGGTTGCCGAGGTTGTACTTGGGCAGGATCGTGTCGTCCGGCTTGGCAAAGCCAAACACGTGGCGGCCACGCCCAGAGACTGAGCGCTCGGTCAGCAGCTCGTGGTCCTTGGCGCGCTTGCCCAGCGACTGGATGGCGATGTCTGTCGGTGCGTCGCTGTGCTTGGTGTCTACGTCCAGCACGAACAGCACGTCGCCGTGGTCGGATATGGGGCGGTGCATAACCAGTCCGATGTAGCGCGCCGGCGTGTCCATGGCCAGCACCTCATCGGCGCTGAACAGCATGTCTAATGGCGTCGCCTCTGACACGCCTTGGCCGTGCTTGTTGTGCGGTATCTTCCTGCCATCGGTGATGGTGAAGGTGCAGAAGTAGGCGCTTGGGACGCTGTCGGCGATCATCTTGGCCACCGCGTGCGACTGACTGTATTCTGTTAAAATTTCCACTGAGGCCACCCTGTTGGTTTCATTTTTGCTCTTCATGACTTCTCCTAATTGCCGCCGGCTAGCACCGGTGGCTTTTTTTTTGGCTTGGGCGGCAATTATTCCTCAGATTTTGATTTGGTCAAAATCGAGGCGCCGATCTTCTCGCCGATCATGTCCTCGGAGATGTCGATCTTGGCCTTCAGGATGGCGGCTGGGGACTTCAGCTCGAACGCTTGGTCGTTGCCCTTGAGCGCCTCCCAGACCAAGGCCTCGTCGCGCCAGAACTTGGACTTGCGCCCCGTCTTCATGTACCAACCAGAGATCGACTCGGGCTTGTCGGTGAGCTGCTTCTTGGCGGCGTCAAGGACCGACCCGGCCCACGTCTCTGCCAGCTTGGCGTCCTCGATCATGGCCGGGGTGACGTCGTTGTTAACGTCGAACACCTCACGCGCCGCGTTGGTCACCTTCTCGCGGATGGCCGAGCAGATGGGCTTGGCGCGGCACCACTGGCACTGGCTGCTGCCGGGGATGACCGGTGCGCCCGGCGTGTTGGCCAGCTCGGCTGCGGCCTTCAGCTCGTGGCCAAAGGATATGAGGTCGTTGCCGGAGATCTCCGCCACGCTGTGGCCGGTGCGGGGCTGGAAGATGTGCATCTTGACCGTGATGTCGGCCGGGGCGCCTAGCTTGCGTGCAGCGCCCAACGCGTAGACCAGCAGCTGCTTGTTGTCCTTGGCGCTTACCGGGATGCGCCCGGTCTTGAGGTCGATGACGTGCAGCGTGCGGGACTCGGTCAGGACCGCGTCAGCGGTGCCGCCAAGGCTTGGGTGCAGCGACTTGAGGCCCTCGTCCACGTTGACCTCGATGAGGCGCTTACGCGGGCTATCGACTAGGTTGTTGACGAAGTTGGCGTAGTCCTGCGCCATGTCTAGGTGGTCGGACTCCACGCCCGAGGCCTTGATCTCGTCGTAAGTGTGGCTGTTGTTGAGCAGCATCTCACTCAGCTCGTGGATGTGCGTGCCGATAGCTGCGGCCTCGCCAGCCGGCTCGTAGGGCATCTGCGACTCCAGCGCCACCGATCCGGGGCAGGCCATAAAGCGGTCGGCTCGTGAGGCGGAAAGGCGTGCGTGCTTGCGCTGTGTGTGTTCAATCATTGGTTCACCTCAATCAGTTTGGTTAGGTAGTGCTGGGCCTTCTTCAGGTCCTCGAGTCCACCCTTCTCGCGCCAGCGTGACACGTACTTGACGACGTTGCCCTCTAGATAGCCGAGGCTGTTGCTGGCGATGTAGTCCCAAGGCTGGATGGCCTTGTCCTTGTAGTGGCTGCCACCGACCTGCTGGCTGTTGGCGATGGCGTTGAACGCTTCCTCCTCCTCCGGGGTCGCGGTTAAATCCATCGGCGTCGCCGGGCGGATTGCAGGTCTGGGCTTCTTCTTGCGCATGCTGCACCGGGCCACCGAGACAAGGTTCGCAGGCTCGTCTGTCAGGATGGCGATTTCGGCGTTGGTTAAGTCCGGGTGCTGCCTGATAACTGCGCGTAGCTTGCCGGTGCGGCTGTTGGGGTCCTTCTTACGTGGCATATCGTTTACTCCTAAATGATCTGGTCGATGATGTTTAACTTCTGCAATACCTTGCCCAGCACTGTGTGGTCAAGTGATGCTCGGATGGTGAGGAGATAGATCAGCGGCCGGAACGACTGCTTGCTGATGTTCTCCACACGACTAGAGGCCTGCTCCAGAGCTGATGTCTGCCACGTCGCCTCGACAAATACGACGACGTCGGCAGCTGACAGGTCGACACCCTCGCTCATCGCGGCGATGTTGCCGATGATGACCTTGGTGTCCGGGTCTTGTTGGAAGGCCGTAATGTGCAGCTCGCGCTGCTTGGCCGGTGTGTCACCCGTGATAGTCACGGGGTTGTAGGCCTTGAGCTTGTCGGCCAGCTGCGCGACCACGTCCTTGTGGTGCGCGAACACGACGACCTTGCCCTCGGCCTCGAGCAGGTCGGATATAAACTCAGCGGCCGGGTTGACCTTGCGCAGCCCTGCCTCCTTCATGACCTCGGCCAGCCCCTCGAACGCAAGCAGCGCGTGCGGGTTGGCCATCAGGGCGTCGGCGTCAAAGTCGCGCTCACGCCTGTCGACGGGCAGGTCGAACGTGATCAATGACACCTGCGGGTCTTGGTAGTCGGTGAACACGTCCTCCTTCTTCCTGCGCAGCACGCTCGGCTTCATCATGGCCTTCAGCTCCGGCAGGTTTGACGCGCCGGAGACGTCCAGCCCCCAAGGCGCCGCCCACATCCTTGCGTAGCGCGAGGCGAAGTCGTAATAACTGCCCCTGAAGATGCCAAGGCCGTGCAGCAGCGGCCACAGCTCGATGGGGCGGTTGGGGATGGGCGTGCCGGATAGTGCGTAGACGTTGGGGATGACCTTCATCGCCTTCATGGCCACCTTGGTGCGCTTGGCCGTGTGGCTCTTGATGCGGTGGGACTCGTCGAGCACCAGCGTCTTGTAGCGGCTGAATCGACTGGCCTGCGTGTTTGGCATCAGGTCGTAGTTGACTATCACCACGCTGGCCGTGTGCGCCTCTGCGGCCATCTTGCGACCGGCGACGACGGTGATGTCTGACTCGTCGTGGCCAAGCGCCTTGAACGCGCGCAGCCACACGCTCTTGGCGATCGATGGGCACACGATCATCACCGGCAAATGGTTGAGCGCAGCGCTTGCGGTTGGCAGGGTCTTACCAACGCGTGGCGCGTCGGCCAAGATGGCGCGCTTGTGCGTGAGCAAGAACTCACGGCTCGCCTCTTGGTGGGGGTACAGCTTCATCGGTTACTCGTTTTGTTTAGGAGCCTCGATTATGCACAAGAAAAATACTTCTGCAAAATGTTTTTTACTTGTGTTAGAGTTGACGCCTGCTTGCACTTATTGCAGGTAGTGTCAATTGATTTCAATTGGTATCAAACCGTAAAACCGAAAAGGAAACGACTATGTCTACACAAGTAACTACGGGCCGCGCCCGCTTCTCATACTGCAACGTGGCGCAGGCACGCCGCAATGAGATGAACGGCAAGGATGAGTTCAGCACTCAAGTGCTAGTACCCAAGACCGACACCGAGACCATTGCGGCCCTGAAGGCTGCAGCCAAGCTGGCGCTCACTGCAAAGTTTGGCGACAAGATCCCGAAGACCGTGCGCAACCCGATGCGCGATGGCGACACCGAGACCAAGTCGGACGGCTCGCCGCTGGGCGATGAGTACGCGGGGTGCTACTACTTCAACACGAAGTCCAGCAAGAAGCCCGGCATCATCGACGCTAGTGGCCGCGACCTGATCACGTCCGACGCAGTAGTGTCTGGTGACTTCGGCCGCGTGGCGGTTAACGCCTACGCCTACGACGCCGCCGGCAACCGTGGCGTGGCGTTTGGCCTAAACCACGTCATGCTGATGGAGAAGGGCACGCCGCTTGGCAGCGCCAAGGTCTCTGCAGCCGCAGCGTTTGGCATCGCAGCGCCAGCCGCCGGGTCTTACGACGACGTCAAGTCGGCCGTAGAGTCTGACGACGAATGGTGATCTAAATGGCGCACAAAGATCCATCCATCCGTTACATCGCGACGTACGTCCCGCAGGACATGGTCGACGCTATCGACGTTGAGGCGAAGAAGTTAAAGCTGTCGCGGGCGTCGATGATTGCGGTAGCGATTGAGATGTATCTGGCTGCGCCGCTGCTTCTTGTTCACGCAAGAGACGCTCAAGAGCCTCCTGCAGGCCGATGACGCTGTCGTAAAGAGGCCGCACCTTACCCTTGCGCCAGCGACTGAGCTGGGCGGGTGAGATGCCGGCCTCTTTGCACACTGCGGCCATAAACAGGCCGTTCTTTCTGGCCACCTCGTGCATGTCGTCAAGTACTTTCATAGGCCATATTTTAACTCTGTAGTCAAAAAACCACTAGGGTTTGTCCTATATGTGCAACGCATCAGTTAATACACTACAATCGGTGTAACAGCTTTTTAAACGTGTAACAGGAGAAAACGAAATGAACGCAAACCTAATCCCCAACGCAAACTGGCAGACACAGCAGCGCGGCACCAACGACGCCGAGTACCAGATCTATTTGACGTTTGCCAACGACGGCAAGGGCGGCGACATTACCCGAGGCGGCGCCCCTCTTAAAACATACGAAGCGTGGCTGCAGTCTTAAAACCAAACGGGGCCTCGGCCCCATCAGGAGAAAACACCATGAACTTCATCCAAGAGATCCTCGCGGCTGCTACGATTGCAGCCATCCTTGCCTTCCCAGCGTTGCTGGTTTGGTTCATCCTTTAATACACTACAGTCGGAGTAACACATGTACAACCGTAAATCGCCCGAGGGCAACATCGACAGCAACCGCGTCGTGTCCAACTTCAAGGACAGCGTCTACACCTGCCCAGAGCTGACCATGGCGGCCGTGCGTCCCGGCGCCGACGACAGCCTTTCCCTGCCCAGCCTGCAGGGCAACCGCCGCGTCTACCGCGACGGCCGTGTGGAGGCCGCAAAATGAGCAAGCTCATCGAGTCATCCGAGTACCTGTACGCGCGGGTCCAGTCCATGCACGCGGTGGAGGCGCAGATGCGCGAGTTCCTGCTTGACATGCAGTCGCCGCAGGCGTACGGCGCGTCGGTGCCGCCGGAGATCAGGTTGCGTGCCCACGACCTGCTGCAGATGATGGACCGCGTCGATGGGTAAGCGCTCGTACGTGATGGAGCGCTTGGTCAAGCACCTGCAGGCTGGCGAGCCGCTGACGTCCAGTGAGCTGCTGGCCGTCTGCTTCTGCCACCCGCAGACGCTCAAGATCGCGCTGTACAAGCTGCGCAGCAGCGGTCAGGCGCACATAGCGGGTTGGCGCGACAACCGTGCGGCGCTGTGGACCTACGGCCCCGGTGAGGACGCGCAGCGAAATCCTGGGATGAACGACCGGGAGAAGTACCAGCTGCGCAAGAAGGGCCTGACGTCGATGGAGCGTGACGTCATCCGCAACAGGCGCAACGCCAAGCTGCGCAAGGTCAAGGGTGACCCGCTGGTTAATTTATTCTTTGGGGGGTAGGGATGAAAGCAATAGAAAAAATGACGGCAGAAGAAAAGCTGCAGGCTTTTGAAGAGCTGCAGCTTTTAATCGAGTCGGCCGTTGAGTCAGAGCAGGATGAGCCTGCCGAGTTCAAGCTGGAGACTGAGATGAGAATAGACCTGCTTCTGATCAATATCCGAGAGCTTCTGGGCGTTCCAAGTAGTTCATGAGACCATCCAGCCATTCCTGATTGGTTGGCTGCACCGGCGCGCCCCGGTAAAACGAATATACGTCGCCGCTTACAGGACGGCCTTCCGCGCGACGTTTTTTGAAGTAGTCGGGGTACATGATTTGCATAGGCACAGACTGCTCGAACCCGCCGACGTACTGGCCGGCCAGCTGGTTGGGGTATGTTTTGTGAGGCGTCATCGGGCTGGTTATTACGCTTGATCCGGGCGACATTTTTCCAATGGCCAACCCACTTGAATACATCGGCTCATCCAGTAACTTGGGGTCTGTTAAAGCAAATCGAGTGTAGTCAATATTGGGGAAGCCGGCCTTTTGGAATTCATCCATCTGCATCCGGTTTACAAAAGCGTGGCGCAAAGCGCCGTTTGACTCAAGCATTTCGCGTGACTCTGGGTGCATCAAACCCTTCCACTCTGGGCGGACTGATTTCATTTCCTTGTCAAACGCGCCAATTGACTTCTTGGTTATTTTCCCGGCCTTCACCTGCTCTAACAACGCGTCGGACATCATGGTGTTGAAATTCATGGAGCCGTGGCCCATGGCAGAAAAGGCGCCATATACGTCGCCGTATTGTTCAGCAGCATCATCAATTCTTTTCTGCAGCTTTGTGCCATCGCCCTTGCCCATGGCCCATACCGCGTTTGGATTTGCGCGCATGAAGTCGTAGCCGCCCTCTAAATAAACCGGGTCAATAAACTGCGTATCACCGATGCCGCGGAGCAGCTGCCCGGCAATGGACCGGTCGCCAGACAGAGGCATAACCGCTGCGCCCTGCATCTTTTCTGCCGACATCTTTTTCCAGTCAGCCAAGCTGCCCGCTGGGATCCGGTCGACCTTCATTTCGCTGATAGGAACCGGCAGCTTTTTCGTTCCAACAGGGTGGTAATAGCCAGCTGCCTCTGCTTCTGCCGCGCTCATTCGGGGCGCCTTGCCCGCCTTAGACGCAGCCTTCGCACCCTTACCCGCAGCGGCTGCGGTCTTCATGGTCATGCCGACAGGGACGCCGACGCCGGTGGCCATGGCTAGGTCGCCACCAGCCCCAAGCAGCTGGAACATGGCGTCCAAGTACTCACCCCTGCCGAGGTTCTGGCGCACGCTAGGGTTGAACCCTTCGTCACCTGCAGGGTAGATGCCTAGCGCGTCCATCAGCCCGGTGCCGGGCACCATTGAGCCGGCCATGGTGCCTGCCTCGCGCCCGGTCATGCTCATCTGATCTGGCCGGCCTTGGGCCATCAAGTAGCTGGCAAGTGCTTGCTGTTCTGGGTCGTCGTAGTATGGGTATGCCATTAGTTCATTCCTAGTGACTGCATCAAGCTGTTGCGCTTATTTTCGTCAAGCATTAGCTTACCGCGTTGATTTATGTTCCAGATTGTGTTCGGGTCCACGTCGTATCCGTATGGATTGACATCTGATTTTTGCTCAAATGGGAAATACTTTGTCAGCTCATCGTCCGTTAAATCTCGCCGAGACTGCGCCAGTCTTGCCTCCGCCTCTCCGCCGAGCCGCTTGTATCCCAAATATTTGTTCATTTCAGATATTGGCTGCAGCATTTTTTGCTCGGTCATAAGCATCTTGTATTCACGGGCTAACTCCTCTAAGCGATCAGGCGGTACGCCGCCATCAATTTCGCGCTTGATTATGTCCATCTTGTCTTGATATGTCTGCGACCTGATCTGAGCCTCTTTGCGCATTCTGCCTGCCATTGCTGCGCTGCCGCCGGCGCCAAACCCCTCAATATCTTGAATGCCGTGCTGCATCTCGTGAATAGCCGTAGACCGAGGATCTTCTTGAAGCCCCTTGTTGGTGATCAATATTTTGCGGCCCGCGTGGGCTGGGCCAATGCCTGAATCTAATCGGCCCAGCAGAGAGCCGTATTTAGCCCCATCATTTAACCCTTGAGTGACGGGGATGGACTCCATCTCTGGGTAAGACTCGTACAGCTTCTCGTCGCGCAACACGTTTTTAGCTGCCCGGCGCTTGCCCGGCGCTGGTATAAATTCGCTGTTGGCGGTGCTAAATTCTTGTCGCATCTGGCCGTCTGGCCCAACGCCGGTGCGTGTTGTTTTCCACACCTCTTGCGGCGACGCGCCCCGCTTCAACATTTTTTGCGCCTCAAACGCCATGTCCGGCTTCCACAGGTTCGACGCCGGCCCGATAAACATCCCAGCCGGGTTGTACGCATCGGCCATCATGTCGGCCAGCTGCTGGCTCTTGGGTCCCATTAGCGGCCCTCCAGCCATGCCCTCGGTTGCAGCCTCTGCCGTCAACGCGTTAAGTAGGCCGGCCCTGTCGTTTGCGTTGCCCACTACTTGCTGCGCTGACTCAACAGGGTTGGTTAGCATGTCAAGCAGCTTGCGCTTAAA